AATCAAATCAAAATCACTTGCAACTACTTGGTAGATGCAGCCCTCAAGGGAGACAGAATTAGCGGTCAGATTTTCTCCTAATAACTGATACAAACACTGATTAACATGTATGTTGATTTAGATACAATAAAGAAGCAGTTGAATTTGGAACCTGACTTTGTGGAGGATGATGAATACCTCATTGGTCTATTGGAAGTTGCGGAGAATGCTGTGGAGGTACATGTTAACAGGTCATTTGCTGAAATCGCTGATAAATCGGGGGGATGTCTCCCCCCGTGTATCAGGATGGCGATAGTCCTTTATGCAGCAAATTTGTATCAACGCAGAGAGCCAATTGGCAACGCAGACAAGGAACTCCCATTGTCATATACTTATTTGATAAACCTTTACCAAGATTACAATAACTAACCATGATATACAGCGGCGCACTTACAGAAATACTTGAGTTCTATCACATTGTAGAGCGACAGACTGAAAGCGGTTTCAAGCAGACCACTGAAGAGTTTATGTTCAAGGTAAGAGCCGAAAGGTTGAAGAACCGAGAAAACTTTGTGGTTGAAGCGGATGAACTATTTCATTCAACATTCCTAACATTCAGGTTGCGCTTTCGCAGGGAAATCAAAGAGACAGATGTTGTGGTCTATGGGGGTAACAAATACAGAATCACTTCAATGGATAAGTACCCAAAAGACAACCAACTAACAATAACGCTTGAAAAGATTAACGAGTAATGACTTGTTTCAACAGCATATACAATAGTTACCAAAAATGGGCTATTGGCAATGACATAAGGAATATTCTTGTTGCCGATTCAGCGGTCACAAGTCAGGTTGGGGCACACATTTATCCACTTGTAGCACCCGAAGACACGAATGGGGACTTCATTGTTTACTCAAGAACAAGGTATTCAAAGTACAACACCAAAGAAGGTGTTTATCAGGATGATTGTTCTGTTGCAGTGGTTGCAATAAGCGATGACTATGACAACAGCGTGGCTCTCGCTTCGCACATTGACAATGCCCTCACAGGGCGGCACAATATATCAGGTAACGCAATAGAAATATTGTTACAGGACAGCACGGAAGAATATACTGACAATAAGTTTGTACAGACCCTGTTGTTCCAAATCAAATAGATAATAATAAAGAAACAAATAGATTATAAATTATGGCATATTCAGTAATGAATGATTTAATCAGGGGTAATGATTACTTCTTATATTTGGTTGACCTCAACGGCAGTGGAATGACTTCAGGTAAGGTTGCTTCTGCAAAGGTTATTGCTTATGCAACTTCTTGCTCACTTGAAATCAATGCGGATGTTCTTTCTGTTTCCACAAAGCAAAGTTGCAGATGGAATCAGGGTTTGCCAGGTGTCGGTTCTTACTCCGTGAACGCTGATGCCCTTTATTGCAAGGCATCAAGTGCTTCTGATAATGGTGCAACTACCATTGATGACCTCTATCAGGATATGATTGATGGAACCAATGTGGGTTGGGTGATGGCGCTTGACCAAAGTTCAACAGGAACCACTTGTACTGACCCTGTTGGACCTTACACAGGTGCAACTTACTACTATGGTGAAGCATCAATCGCTTCTTTGAGCATCAACGCAGGTAACAACGAAATTGTTAGTTCTTCAATTTCTCTCACAGGTTCAGGTGCTCCTTTGAAGGGTGGACCAACCTCTTAAACGATGATTAGATAAAAGCGGCAAGGGTGGGCAATTCGGCTCACCCTTTTTGTATTCTATAGGATGTATTAGTCCCTTTCGGGTATCCTTTTACATCTTATCGGCATTATTATCCCCTATCGGGTCCCTGTCGGCTTTGATTTTCTCTATTGTAGTAAAAAAGAGAAAATGGATTTTGACAAATACACGATAAGGTTATCAATCAGGGCTTGCTGCATTTATGAGCAATTGACAGGTAATAATTTCTTCCATATAAGAACTGATGATGAAGCAATTGTCCTCATGTATGCGGCATTTGTCACAAGCAATGATTTGATGATATCATTAAAGACCTTCATGCAACTTCTTCAAGACAAGAAGGTGGCAAAATGGATAGAAAGAGAATACCAAAGGGTAACGGATTTTTCAAACCAAATGAAGGCATTTGAAAATGTGGATGGCGAAGGTGAAAAGGTTGGTGAAAATGTGATGAATCTCACAATGACACAACTTGCTTCAAGTTTGATTATGCAACATGGGATTGACCCACACTATGTGATGAACGAAATGCAATTGTGGGAGATAATGCCATTCTTCACCGCTGCTGATGAATTGTTCAAAACAGAAATGGTTGAGAAAAGGTTTTGGACATACATGCAGATTATGCCACACATCAACACTAAAAAGTGCAAGGGTCCTGATGAACTCATTGCATTCGCTTGGGAGAAGGAACATAAGAAAAGTGATTTTGAAAAGGGAGCAGCGGCTGCTGCAACATTCTTCGCAAGGCAGGATGCGGAGATAAACCTTCAAGACAATCCGAAGAACGAGATACTTGAGAGAATAAATGAAAAGGTAGATAGATTGGCACATGGCAACAAATGATTTCAGTATGACAATCGCACCTGAAGATTACAGGAAGATAATGAACACGCTTTCAGCGTTATCCAAATTGGAGAGGGATGCGGTCATTACAAAAGGTCTTCAGGAAGGTCTTGAATTGATTGTTGAGCAGGGAAAGAGAAACCTTAAATCAAGTGGCATTCACCTTAATAACACCTACACAGGAAAGCGTGCAGGAAAGACCACACACCTTGTCAAATCCTTCAAGAAGATAATCAAGAAAAAGGACCTTAAAGGATGGGGTGGATTCTCAAGACCTGCAGGAAGTGCTGCACACCTTATTGACCGAGGAACACAGGTTAGAACCACAAGAAAGGGTGCTAACAGGGGTAAGGTCACAGGCAATCTGTTTTGGACAAGGGCTGTTGATGCAAAGTCCTATCAAGCACAGGAGGAATTGATGGATAGCGTGCAAAAAAGTATGCAGAATATAATTAAGAGAAACAATATGTAACATATGGCAAAAGGCATGTCAATGAAAGTCCTTTTACAACTCCAAAGCAAAGAGTTTAGGAAGGGCATTGATAACATAAAGAGACAACTCAAGGGCTTCCAAAACTTCATGAAGTCCGCTTTCGCATTGGGTAGTATTACCATGTTCGGTAAGCAGATGATTCAGGTATCAAAGGACTTTGAGGATGCTATGGCGAGGGTTCAGGCTGTATCCAACGCTACAACCGAAGAGTTCAAAGCGATGCAGGCAGAGGCTCAAAGATTGGGTAGTACAACAAAGTACACTGCATCCGAAGCCGCTTCTGCACTTGAGAACTTGACAAGGAATGGTATGAGTGCCACAAACGCAACAAAAGCACTCTCACAGGTTCTTGCAATGGCACAGGCAAACTCTATTGACCTCGCTACAGCAGCAAATATCATGACCAACACGCTCAATATGTTTGGTCTTTCGGTGCAGGAAGCAACAAAGGTAAGTGATGTTCTTTCATCTACTGCAAGTCACGCTGCAACCGATATTGTTGGTATTAGTGAGGCAATGGCTAACGCTGCACCTGCTGCAGCAGCACTTGGTTTATCAATTGAAGAAACTTCTGCTGCAATAGGTGCTCTTGCACAAAAGGGTATCAAGGGTGCTGAAGCGGGAACTCAATTGCGTGTGACCCTACAGAAACTTGTTGACCCGAAGATTATCAAGAAGATGCAGAATTATGGCATTGAGATAAGCGAGGCAAGTATCAAGAGCGAAGGGCTATACAAGACACTTCAAAGGTTGAAAGAAGCAAACCTTTCTCTTGGTGACCTTGGAGGTATCTTCTCCAAATCTGCAATGTCAGTCCAAAACCTTATCAGTGGTTTGGAAGATGTTAACTACTTGATTGAAGTTCTTAAGAATTCCGCAGGTGAAACCGAAAGGATGATGAAGCAGGGTGTTGGTTCCGTGCAAAACGAAATAGCCACACTCAAGAGCATGTATGAGGGTCTTCTTATCACCATTGGACAAAAGACAGGAGGTGCTGTTAAGGGAGCAATCAGGTTCCTTCAAAACCTCATTATGAACTTTGAAACGCTTGGTGGAACTATTGCAAATCTCGCATCTGTTGCTGTTCCTCTTCTCACGAAGAGAATAGTTACATTGGTGACAACAACCAAGACCGCATTTGCGAATATCGCTGCAAGTGCAACCGCTGCAAAGGTGGCAATGGGCGATTGGATAACCATTATAATGACACTTGTCACTTGGGTTGGAACAGCAGCGGTTGGTGCTTGGAACAGGTTGCATCAGGGGATAAGGGATGCCAATACAGAACTTGCAAAAACACAGACCGCATCAGCGTTAGCGAAGAACGAAGTTAAGAAACTACAAGAGGAACTTGGTGGTGGTCAGGATAGTTTGAATAGTGTCTTATCAAAGGCAATAAAACTCTTCCCTGACTTTGAAGATGCATTGAGGGATGCAGCAAAAGTTGCTGGCGAAACGGAAGATTGGGAGAAGTTAAAGAAGGTTCTTCAAGACATTGCTGACCTTCAGGCATTGATTTCTTCAAGTGAATCAAAGGAGAATATTTCAACAGCAGCAGGTGAAGCGATTGGAACCACGATGTATGAAACCACGAAGTTCAAAGGTGGTCAGTGGTACAATCCATTCATAAGCCAACAGGATATTAACAACCGCCTTTACAAGCCATATGTTGATGAGATTGAAAGGCAGTTGAAACTTGCGTGGCCAAAGGGTGCTGATTTATCTCAAATATACAAAAAGATAGGTGTAGTTATTGACAAATCAGAAGGTCAAAACAAGAAGATTGATGAGATACAAGGGATATTGAGACAGAATCGTGTTAGCGTGGATAATTCATTTGTTGACAGAATGATAACTGCTGTCAAAAATGATGCAAGCACAAAGACATTCTATGAGCAAGGTTCAATCGCATCTTATGAATCCCAAACTGAAGCGGGTCAGGCATACAAGGGAGTGTATAAGTTAGCAGAGGACAACTTCAAGTCCCTTAAAGAGAATGAACTGAAAAATCTCAACGAAAGGAAGATTAGTCAGGAAGAGTTCCAAAGAAGGGTTGAAGGTTATGCCGCTGATTTCATAAGGAAGGTTGATAATATTCCTAACATTCTCCCTTATCAAAAGTATGAAGCGAGACAGGTAGTAAAGGGCTTCTATCCCGCAACAACCACTTCAGGTGATAACGGAGGAAGCGGTGGAAGTGGCGGTTCAGGTTCAAAGGGCAAATCCCCTACAGAACTTATACAGGATGCTGTCAATGATTATGTTGAAGGGTCTAAAAAGTTATCCAACAGATTAGATGCGGGAACAATCTCACAGGAAGATTACAATGCTGAACTCAAGAAGTTGGTTGACAAGACATGGGAGACCATTACTGCTGTTGATAACTTCAGGCAGATACTTCGTGGTGTTGATTTAAGCAAGATTGAGAATGCTTACAATGCCAATAGGGATGCAGAAGCAAAGGCAGATTATGAAAAGGTCAAGGAGGAAAAGCAGAAGAAAGCCATTGAGCAATTGGATAATCTTGCCAAGAACTTCAAGATGCCTACAATGGGCAAGAGGGACAGCCGCTTTGATTATGCCAAGTCCAAGAATGAGATATTGAGTGAAGAGGTGTCAATCAAGGTTGAACACGCTGATGCTCTCAACGCTTTGGTAAGGGCACTCAAGGAGGGCATTATCAATGGTGATTTTGACCTTGCTATGGGTCCTGCTGTGAAGATGCTTATGAACCTCAAGTTGGCTGCTATGCAAGCATCCAAGGAGGCTGAAACCCTACAGCACAAACTCACCCTTTCAGAGCAGATTGCGAAGTTGGATGAAGAGATTGAATCACTGAAGGATAGGGCAATTGACAACATTGGAACTCTATCAAATGTGTTTGATAACCTCTACAGGAGCATCCAAAACATTGGAGAAGCACTTGGTGAAGAAGTTGAGTGGGAAGGATTTGAACAATTGATGGCGATTGTGAACGCAAGTGTGCAGATATTTGAAACCTTGAGGGGTGTCATTGAAGCGGTGAAGGTCATTGAACAACTTGCTGCGAAGCAGAAGCAGAAAGATGCAGTAAAGAGCGCAATGGCTAATAAGTTGGAGGCGCAGAGTGAACTTGAAAAAGCCGCTGCTGAAGGTGCTGCTGCGGGTGCAGGTGCTGCAAGTTCTGTTGCTTCAATCCCTGTAGTTGGTCCTGCTCTCGCTGTTGCTGCAGTTGCCGCTGTTGTTGCCGCAATCGCACTTGGTATAAGCAAGTTGAGTGGATTTGCCAATGGTGGTATTGTAAACAATGGAAGCCCAAGTGGCGATAAAACTCTTGCGAGAGTGAACCAAGGCGAAATGATATTGAATAAGGCTCAGCAAGCAACACTTTGGAATATGCTTAACGGAAAGGGCGGCATTGGAGGTGGTCAGGTAACTTTCAAACTTCGTGGAACGGAGTTGATAGGATGTATAAACAACGAGATGTCACGAAGGAAAGGTTAAAAAAGAGGCGGGTTTAACTCGCCTCTTTATATTCCCATAAATATCCACCTGCACTATTGTAATGATGAAAATGGTTACAAACATTTGAAATTGATTTTCTATCAATGCCTGTTTTTCTATGTGCATCATGTATTGATTTGTATTCACTAATAAACTCTCCCGAAAGTGAATACTGAATGATACATTTTGATTTTTTGGGGTTATTTAATTGCGATTGTTTTATCCTTGCGTTCCTTGTTCCATAATTGCAATTATAGTCGGCTTCACACCATTCAAGGTTTGATTTTTCAAGGTTAACGGAACCATTTTCATTTACATACACGAAGTTGTTGGTTTTCACTTCATCTTTATGATTTACACAAGTATAGTTGTTTGGATTTTGCAGAAATGTTCGTGCAACCAATTGATGGATTGTAAATGTTTTGCACTTTCCTTCTTTTGATAATGATAGTTGCAAATAGCCATATCTGTTTAATCTTGGTGTCATTATTGTCCCTTCTCTGAACAACAATCCACCTCTCCAATGCTTTATGTATCTACCAATACTTTTAACTCTTCCAAGGTTGCTTACCTGATATAATCCTTCATATCCTTCTATATCTCTCCAAATCTCTTCCATATGTTCTAATATACAAAAAAATGCGGAGAGACCCAAATCTCATTTACTCTGTCGGCTTTGATTTTTACTCTATTATAAAAAAGCAAATATGAATTATAGAGGTTATTTCAGTGGGCTTGATTGCCAAAAATATGAGGTCCGCATAACACCAAGCGGAGAGACAAGCAGCGAAGTGTTTGAGGAAATTCTATTGGCAGCAAGTGAACCATTTGTAGTTAGATACAACACAAGCAAGACACCATTTGACCCTGTTAGGACAAGCACGGCAAGCATCAAGATTGTGAATGATGAGTATCTATATGATGCTCTTTCCCATTGTGCACAGGGGACAAAGGTTGAGTTGCTGAATATTACCAACACGGCAAACACATTCACAGAGTGGGTTGGCTATATGACCCCCAAAGTGTACAACGCAGGATATGATAGTTGTTGGGAGACCTTTGAACTTGAGGCTGCTGACTGCATTTCTTCTCTTCAGTACATTGACTACACGGAAATCAGCGGTGGCGGTGTCACCAATTTGCAGAAGATAATCAATCAAATTTGCGATGCTGCAGGAGAACTTGATGGCTACTATTGGACTATATCAAAGAAACTCCCTGATGGTAGGACACTAACCCCTGATATGCTTTCAATCAGCGAACATAACTTCATGACCAATGACACTGAAGAGTATTGGCATTTGGATGAGATTCTTGATGAAATCTGCAAGTATCTTGGTTTCACAGCAATTCAGTGGAGGAAATACCTATACTTTGTAGATTACCAATACCTTGAACCTAATGATGTGCTTAAAGCGTGCAAGTACAACAAATCAAGTGGATATCATCTTGACAGCACAGGAGGAAGTGGTAAAACGCTTGATGCAATGTATGAGGTGACAGCATCAAGTTATAGGTCAGGTGGTGCTTCAATCAGCCTTGAACCTGTCTATAACAAGGTTATTGTCAATGCAAACATGTATGCCATTGAGGACTTTATCCCAAATCCATTTGATGATGATTATATCACAAACAGGATAAACAGCGCAAATACCTATGCAAGTGTGGAGATAATGCCACATGCAAATACCACATCACAGAACCACCCATACAATCAGTGGTATCCTGATGGTGCTGATGGTTTGGTTGTACAAAGTTGGGCTATGGAGAAGGAAGCGGATGATAAGTACATTTATCACATGAGACCTTATGACCACAAGTATTGGGAGAGCGAATATACCAATGCCCTAACAGGCACTCATGCACCTCTTTCGGACAGCCAAAAGGCATCATCATCCATTACAAGAGATTGGAGAGGTGGAACACTTCTTGACCTTGGTGTTGTCCGCAAAGAGCATAAGGCAGAAAACAATCCTTCTCAATGGGTTGTTCCAAGTAAGATGGACTACACAAGATATATCTGCATCTGCCAAAAACATTTAAACGCTACAGGAAACACAGGAGTAAATGATAAGGGAAACAATGTTCTTGTCTATAAACTTAAGGATGGATATAGGTCAAAGGGAAAGATTGATGACAAGTGCTTCTTGGTTCTCAACTGCTCATGCATTTTTGAGCGATATGATGATTGCAACTACATAAATCCTGATTGGTGCAATGCACAAAGCAAAAGAAGGGGAAGTGCAGCAGGTCCATGTGTTAACAAACTTGCAAGACCAAAGTTCAAAATTCACATTGGTAACAAGGGTTGGAGCACATATGAGAATAAGTGGGTGGCCGCAGGAAGCATTAATGATTGGTGTGCACCTCAAATGGAGTGGGATGAGAAAAAGTTGGAATATTGGAACAAGGAGATTTCAATCCTAAACAATGTCAGTTGGCAGGATAAGGTAAATGCTGAAGGCATTAAAATCCCTCTTTCAGGTGTTGATACAACGCAGATAATTGAATTCCAAATCTACAATCCTGATTGCTCATTCTATGCGAACACAGGTAATCCTCACTTTGAAGACCAATTCAGGAACATGAATAGTTATTGTTGGATTAAGGACCTTTCTCTCAAGTGTGTTAGAGAAGGAGAAAGTGACCTTGGAAATGATAGCGATGTGGTGTATGAGAATGAAATCAATGAGTGCTCTGTCAATGAAATGGATGAGATAAGGGTCAAAATAACTACATTCACGAATGAGGTTCAACCTTCATATAGCCATATGATTTTGGGAAGCGGTTTTCTTGAATCAGTCCTTGAAGAGAGCCTTGGCGATAATGAAGAACCACAGAAACCTGAAGAGAACATTATTCAAAAATATGTTCACCAATACCAAACTCCGACAAAGAAGATGACATTACCACTTGTGATTAATATCACACCACTCCAAAAACTAACAGGTGTTGATGTTGACATGCCAACGGATGGATATGTGCAACTTGGAACTGATATAGATTATAGAATGGCAATGCAGACAATAACATGTGTAGAAAAGACAAAGGGAAATGAAATATAAGTCAACAACTATAGCCCCTGCAGGGCGAAACAAATATGGCAACTACATGTCAAAGGGTAATGTCACGAAATCAGTGGTTATGACCACATATGCAGGTAATGACACTACCACTACAATTGGTGGAGGAAACAAGGATGAGGACACAGGTACAACCACATTCTATGCAATGCTTTCAATCACAAATATAACATTTAGTGCCCTTGACCTAATCAATGGCGCAAGTGCCGCAACGCAGGTTATTGCTTATCAGGGATATAACAAGGCGGTGACACTTGTTTGCGACATGGATGCTGTGTCTGCAACTACAAGGGATGATGGTTCAATTGAGAGCCTTCAGGCTCCTGCAAATTCGGGTATTACAACCATTCCTGCAGGTATGCAGGTTGTGATTGAGAACAATGGTACTAACAATGCGAAGATAGTTGTTTGGGCAGATAACACCATTC